CTAAATACCGTCAAACACAACTCAACCAACAGTATGCCGAAGAAGGCAAGAAAATGCCGCCTTGGCAAATTCCGTTGGAAACGGCTCGGGACGTTGCTACAGTTGGAGCGGATACCCTTACTCTCGGGTTTGGGACTAAGGCCGTTAAGGGTTTATTCGGCGGCGAACCCGAAATGGACATTGAGGCGCGACGTGCCCGAATGCCATATTCGGCCCCGGCAATAGATATCGGGGTGATGGCGGGGGCACTTCCTACTGCCGTGCCAAGGGCTGTGGCTAAGTTGGGTGGAGGGCCAGCGGCTCGTGTTATTACGGGGACCGGAGCGGCAGCTACGGAAGGCGCGGTGGTTGGCGGGTTAGAAGCTGCTGGCCACGATAAACCTGTAGGACCGGGTGTTATGACCGGTATGCTCGGGGGAGCAGCGGGACAACAAGTAGGTACGGTTATAAATAAGGCGGACCGAATAATTCGCGGCATCGACGATGTGCCTAAGGGTATTCGATCAAATATGGCGGTGCTCCCAAAAAATCCTAGCCCATCCGATAGAGTAACTGTGGCACAGAACGAAGCGGCTTCCAAGGCGCGTGTAAGTGATGACCCATTGGCGTACCAACAGAATATTAAGAGTAATATTGAGAGTTTGCTTCGGAAAGAGAAGAAAGCATTTTCACCGGCCCAAAGAGAAGCTATGGAGAGGGTGGTTAATGAAGACATAGCTACCAAAACAGCAAGAGTTGGCGGGGACCTTTTTGGCAATCAACTTGCCTTGGGGGGAGCGGGCGCGACAGCCCTTTATGGGACAGGGAATCCCGTAATGGGGGCGGCTGCTATGGGTGGAATGGGGCTACTAGGTAGAGGTTTGAAAGAAGTGTCTCAGGGCGGAACCAAAGAGGCAATGGACGATCTATTACGCGCCATGGCCAAGGTGAAGAAATATCCGGGGCTTCTATCGCCGGAGGGGGCTGCTATGATAACCAAGGGTGCCCGCCAACTCGGACTTGAATACGCCGATGATCCGGCCTACGACTATTGATCACCCTTGAAGTAGGCGAACACCGCTTGGGCTATGCTCTCCTTGGCTTGTAGAGCTGCCGTTACCTTGTGGTCCAATGGGGTACCCCAAACGTCCACATATAAGCAACTTTCAGTCTGTCCGTGCCGGTGGATTCGGTCTTCAATTTGGCTCCGGTCGTCCAGAGAGTAGCTATTCTCCGCGAACACCATAGTCGAGCACTTATTAATTAAATCATTGCCACCCAATAGCGTATGTCCATACTTACCCGCGCGAGTTTGGACAAGTATTACTCGACAGTCTTTGTCGTTGTTGAACTTATCCTTGTTGCGCTGAATTTCTCCGGGTACCATCCCGCCACTTATGAACGTGGGGTTGAAATCGATCAGCGCTCGTTGTAGTAGTCCCAATGTGTACCTATGAATGTAGGGGATAACCACCTTGCCGGTGGATTCCTCCACTATCTCGCGCACCAGTACAAACCGGGGATTATTTTCGGGCGGTACCAATTCTTGTATGGATTCGTCCTCCCGGATGATGAACCCGGATTGGATTTGGGCCAGCTTGATGTACTTAGTTATGAAGGTGTCTACCGCTACGTTCTCATTCTCATTGAGCCAGAGGACAAACTGGTCCTCCATACTTCTATACATGCTGGCCAATTCGGGCGTCAACTTATACTGCCGGGAAGTGTACATTTTGGGCGGCAGATCGGTCCAATCCGCCTTGGATGCCCTAAATATAAACTTATCAATGGTGGCGGCCAATAGCTCCTCATTCTGAGCGCCGACCACCTTCTTCCCCTTGAACCCGCCCATCCGGCAGAATGTAGTCTTGAATGGGAAGTATTTGGTTTTAACTGCCCCGATTGCCGTCATCTGAGCCCAAAGATCATGAGGCCCTTGGGTCACCGGCTTTCCAGACAGGATGCGACGGACCTTGAATAGGCCGGTTAGGGATAACGCGGCTTTGGTCTGCTGGCTGTTGTAAGTCTTGATCTGGATAGACTCGTCGAATGCTATCATACAATGTTTACCACGCGTAAATGCCCCGATGTATTCCTGTGTGGCCTCCTTGCGGATGGCTTCGTAGTTAACCACGAGAACAGGGGGTTTATCAAACTGAACCTTTAAGAACTGGCCATTTTCATAATCGGCACCGGAATTGAAAATGTGCAGGTGGACGTTTAAGCCGTGCTTTTTAACTTCATCGAGCCAACCAGTCTTAAAGCTGTTGGGACAGACCACCACTAATCGGGTGACTTCCCTCCGTTCCGCTAGTTCTAGAAATTCGGTGAGCGTAGCAAGGGTCTTTCCTAGCCCCATTTCCATGTAGAAAGCGAATCCCGGTTTACCCCGGCTCGCCATTAGTGCTGTTTTCTGGACGTTAAGTAGTTCCATCGAATGGACTCCCTGCGACCCTAAAGTATACCACGCCGTCGGCTCTGTGTCAATCCCTTTTTCTAGTAGTCCCAGGGTTTCCTCATCTTTAATGCTTCATCCCTTCTCCGCAACAAACATTCGTTGTGGATATGTGCCTCCATCCTTTTAGTCCAATTACTGCCGAACGTCTCTTCTAACCACTTGCAATCCTCTTCATCCAAGTTTAGAGTGACTCTCCTCTGACCCATGCTTTACTCCCTCCATTCGCAGAGCGACATATGCAAGAAACGCAAAGTTGGCTTGGTCCATCAATTCGACGAGCGAATTCTCGTTAAATCTATCCTCCTCTAGCTGGCTCTCGAACTCCTCGATTTCTTCCTTGAGGAGTTCCATAATCCGGGGTAGGGTTTCCAATTTTGGAGTCTGCTTCCACGAGTTCTTGTCCAGTTTGTCCATCATCCCCTTAAAGAATCTCAGTAGGAAGGGTTGCCAAGTCTTGATGGAGTCCGGCACTTCGATTAGCAAGTTCACAGGCATTGAATATCCTCCACTTTAGGACCAAACCCGTACAAAAGCGTGTACTTCATCCCTAGAATGTCTCTCATGTGTTCCATGTTCTCCTTGAATTCCACTTGACCCTTTTCGCCTAAGTAATCCATGTGGCTTACGAACACTAAGCTTGGCACATTGTCCATGCAAGCATCGACGAATTGCATCATCGAGAAGGTTGCTATTCTCCTAACGCGTTGGGTTACGGTGGTGAGTTCTGGTTCTCGCTCCAAATCCTCCCAACTGATTTCGGTCTGGTCGGGGTACCAATCGCCGCTGGAATGGCCGTCTATGTTGCCCACCCGAATTGGGAATGTCCGGATAGCCATGTTGGTGCGGCGTAACAGTGGCGCTGCTATTCTAGCGTCAGCCAATCCTTGCATAACGGTGCACTCGCGGCTGGTTACTTTCGGGTAGAATGGGGAGTTGATACCCAAGCTGTACCCTTGGGAAACTTCCATCACATAGGGAGCCATTATTGGTGATAATAGATAGCGCCCTTGGAGGGTAACGTTCGCAGCTATAAACCCCAATGAATTGCGGGCTATGGCGCTCGGGTCACGCATAATCTTACGGGCAAGGGCTGCCCCGGTACCACTTCTAGTACCCGCCACTTCTGCTACCGATCCAGTGAGTTCAGCCTGTTTGTCCTCATCTGTTACTATGGCGGCATTGGGGTGCACAAATATCCTGAGGCCGGGATACCGATTAGCCTCTGCTCTAAGGATATCCCGGTCAATTATAGCCCCCGCTGATAAGTATACGGGGATGTTTACTCCTCGTAAATACAAATATACAGCAAATGTGGGCAGTTGTTTAAGTACTATCTTCTCGTCGTCCATGTAGAATGTGTGACCACTGTTTGGCCCTCCACTATAAATACAGCCACCAAACGTGTTGCCGATTTTATGAGTTAGTGCGCAATCTGCCAACCACGCGCTTAAGGCTCCTTTGCCAGTGGAGCCGAATTGACCATCCACGATACAGTGAACGCCAAATGAGTCAAACAGTGGAATATCATTCACTGTCATTTTCCGCTCCCCCAGAAGTAACCATTCCAGCGAGTGCAGAATAACCGGCACCATCGACATAGTTATCCATTCCGTGACCATAAGCTGATCGGGTTATCTTCAACATAACCATCATTTGGGCTACATCGCTGGCGGTCAGTTTATGTTGACCCCGGATAGCCATAACGTGACCCACATAAGTTGTCCA